CGTAATCTCAAACGTCGGATTGGCCGGCGCGTCGCCCTCGGCGGCCTTAAGCAAAAAGTCGGCGGAAAATTGCATCGTGCTCATTGGGCGGCCTCTTGCTGTGGCGATGGCTGGCGAACGACTAGATCGGGCAGCCCAAGCTCGGCGGCTAGCGCCCTCTCGGCCGCACGCTGCCGCAACACGACACGCCAATCCTTGCCGCGTTTGGCACAAATCTCGGCGAGCGTGGACGTGTTGGTTTCGAGCTGCATGGCCTCGGCTTCCGACTCCTTCGTCGGATCGACGTGCTCGTGCCCGTCCCAGGTCCACGTCCAATTCCACTCCGCCACCGGCGGCAGGCCGTCGGGGATCATGCCAGGCACCAGCGCGGCCTCGTCGAGCCACTTGTTGAGCAGCGGGTCGAGCATCACGCGCTCAACGTCGCCACGCTCGGTGGCCTGGTGCTTGCGGTAGACGAGGTAATCGCCCCGCATCGACGAGTAATTGGCACTCGACGAATCCATCGCCGCCACGATGTACGGCATATTGACCGCGCGGGCGATTTCGTTGAGGACGCGGCGCACGAACGAGTCGTAGGTGCCCGTCGGCTGCTCGGGCTTGAGCTGGTAGGGCTCCCAGCCTTCCGGCGCGCTCATCATCATGCCGCGGACGATTGGCATGGTTTCCCACGCGTCGATGCCGGCGGCACCGGCACCGTCGGCCGGCATCGTCGTCTTGAGGATCGCGGCGAAGTCCGCCGCCGTTTCGGCGGCCGTCACCACCGCCAGCGTGTAGCGGCGGAGCATCGCGAACAGCTCGAGGGCCGGCACGATCTCGCCGACGCCGCGGTGCTGGCCGGGCCGCGTCGCGTGATACCAGTGCAGGACGTTGTCCGCACTCTCCCAGCGGCCATCCACCGACCAACCGGGGAGTAGGCTGCCGGGGTGGTGCCTTGTGATCCAGTAGTCGATGACGTTGCCGTCAGCGTCGAACCGGACGCCGTCCACCTCGCCAGGATTCGGAAAGCCGCTTGGGTCGCAGATTTGCTCGGCCTCGACGAGCTTCACGTCGAGCTGCACGCCCCGCAACCGGCGGTTGTTCGTCAGCACGCCGAAGGCCTCGCCGTCGCCAAACTTGGCGATCTTCGAAATCCGCAGCTTGCGAGCCAGGTCGACATCGACCATCCAATCGAACACGGCCATTTCGACGCGGCGGACCCGGTTGGCGTCAACGTCGGGGCCCAGGTCGAGCTGGAGCCGCGGGCCGGTGCCGATCAAGTCGTTGGCCCAGGTCGAGGCCATGCCGGCCGCGTAGGAGTTGTTCGCGATCTCGTAGCGGGCTCGGGCCCGCAGCTTGCGACGCACTTCTGGCGACAGGGCAGCGTCGGCGGAGTAGTAATCCGCCATCGACCAATGCCGCTGATTGAGATTGGTCGTCTGGGCGGCGTCGTAGCGGGCCCGCACGAGCGTCTGGAGCGCGGCCGACTGCTTGGCGACCTTCGCCTGCAGTTGTGCCTTCGTTTCGGTCTTTCTGGCCGCTTGAGCCATTAGCCGATCGCCCCTGGTGATTCCTGCCGCGAAAACCGCATCGAAAGCCACGGTGACTTCGTCGCGCTCGCGTTCGCCCGCTGCTCCATCACGAACTTGGCCGCCTCGACTTGGCGGTGCAGCTCGTGCTGCTCGATCTCGCCGGCGTCGGTCCTGGCACGACGCGGCTGCGCGAGGTTCGCGGCAATCGCATCAAGAACGTCGGCGTTGTCGGCCAAGTCGGCACCTCTAGCGGGCAGGGGCAGGGACCGCTGCACCCTACCCGCTAGTGTACCATTGTCCACCGCATGTTCTGCGGTGGCGCACGCTCACCAGTAGCGAACGACCGCGTACCAGCCGCGCGGGCCTCGAGCCGTCGCGATCTCGCGGGGGCGACGCTGGCCCCAGAAGCAGCAGCGACGAATCGCATCGTCGGCACTCGTCGTCGAGAATCCGATGCCCTCGTAGGAGCCGCATCCGGAGTGCACGAGCACGCCGCGGCGGGCCATGATGACGGCCGCGTCCTGCGCGGTCTGCACGACGACGACGGGACGGGCGGCCTCGGCCTGGACGGCGGCCAGGCACAGGAGCAAGCAAGCCAGAATGAAACGCATCGAAATACCTCGGCAGGGGGTCGAGCGACCGCAGACTCCCATGCCTGGTACGGGCGTCAACCTCAATCCGGCAGCGTGCTAGCGTCGCAGTTTCGCGAGCAGTTCGGCCCGTTTCGCGGCCATCTGCTCCCGCGAGATCGTCCGCCTGGTCGTCGCCAGCGGCTTCGCGTCCGCACCCACCGCCGATATGCCCGTGTACGAGGCCGCCACGGCGGCACCGACAACGCAGTCGAGCCAGTGGTTATCGCGGCCTGGAATCAGCCGCCACTCGTCCACGACGCGGCCGCGGGCCTCGACCCGCGTCGGGTACTCGCTCGTGAGATGCTCGGAGAGCATTTCGTGATTGCCGGCATGGATCGTCAACACTTGGGGATCGCCCATCGGCAGTTTCATCCGCGATGCGAAAAACGATTTCCACGCGTTCGTGTCGAATAGGACGTGACGCTGCTTGAGGATCGTGCTCGTCCGCCAGTTGGCGCCGACTCGCTCGCCGCGGTCCGGCCGCTTGTCCGAAAGCGTCGATCCGGAGGCACCGACGAATCGGCCGTGCGTCGGGATCACGCGCGGGCCCCAGGCGGACCGCCTGGCAAAGTCGCGCACCACGCCGGCGGTTTGTGCCCAGTTGGCATCGACGAACATCTGGCCGACGCGGAGCACGGCGTCGTCATTCTCGCGGCCGATCTCGCGGTCGAGTATTTCGATAGCCACTTTTTCCAGGCCGGCATGGATCGCCGCCTCGAGGCCGATGCCGCCGGCGGCCTTCACGAGCGTCTTGCGGGCGTCGCGGAGGGTGTAGTAGCTGCGAGACTGTTCCGGATAGGTGCCGTAGGCGACTAGGTGCCCGCGGAGCTGCTGCCCCCAGGCGACCACGGCCCAGTAGAGAAGTTTTTCCTGCACGTCCACGAACGCCGTCAGCGTGTCGAGGCCGGCCGGCACGATCCACCGCGGCACGTTGACGATCTTCGCCCGCACCTCGTCGCCGGCGAGGGCCGCGGCCTTCGCCTCGTTGGCAATCGGCTTCTGCTGGAACTCGCTGGCGAATACGTCCTCGCCGTCGTCGATCAACGCGTTGTAGGCGTGCTGGATCGCGGAGTGTTCGGCGTCAGGGTCGAAGCAGCTCGCCCACGACACGACGCAGCCGTCGTCCATCGCGTCGCGGTTCGCGAGGTAGTAGTCGTTGGCGGCCTTGTGAGCCCTAGCCTGGTCGCCCACCAGGTCTTTGTCGAACGTGTTTCGCAGCTCGCGGTATTTGCCGAGCCACAAATCCTCGTGCCCCTTCGCCCACGATCGCACCATCGGGATGCGTTCGCCCTGGTAGGCAGGGAACTTCCGTGTGTCGAGGAGTTGATCGACCATATCGTCCACCTGGATCACCGTGGCGTTGATGACGCACGCGATGCTCTTGGTATGGCCGGCCAGTTTCATCACGCTCTTGGAAAGAATCTCTAGCCGCTTCTGCACCTGCACCGTGGAGGCCGCGCTTTCCCGCGTCTGCGGATCGTCCACGATCACGAAGTCAGGGCGGAGCTGCGTGCCGTCCGGCGACTTGTGCCGCAAGCCAAGAATCGAGCCGGTGAGGCCGCGCGAGAAGATGATGCTCCCGCCGCTCACGGAGCCCTTGATCGACGGCAGCACGATCGAATCGGCGTTCCAGCGAATATGAGTGTGCTCGCCGCCGCAGGTCTGTGACAGGCAGCGTTGCGGCTTACCTTCCAGGGCCCGCACAGGGATGCAGACCTCGGGGAAGTCCTCGGCGAGCAGATCGTTTTCCGCCAGCTCGAGCTTGACCGACGTGATGGCCTTGGCCGCCAGGTCCGCCTCGGCGGCGAAGATCGCCCCGAATCGCCGATGCCCGTAGAGCATGGCCCATATGAGCGAGTTTTCGCTGATCGTGGATTTCGCGAAGCCGCGGTACACGGCGTTGATGAATCGGCCGCCGCGCAGGATGCAGTCTTGAATCCGGCCGATGACTCGCAGGTGGTCGTCAGAGAACGGCGACAGGCCGGTGGAGTTGGGGAAATACTCCACCAGGAACTTCGCTAGGTCGAGGCGGCACGCGTCGCGACGCTCCTGGTTGCCGACCTGGCCGATGGCACCAATGTCGGCACCGAGCCGCGTCGTGGCCCGGCCGCGTTCCAGAGTGGCCTTGCGGCGGTTCTCGATTGCCTCTTTCGACTTCGCGACCACTAACGGCCCTCCGCCGCGGCCACGACGGCACGAGCCAGGTCAACGAGCCGCGCCGTTTCCACGATGACCACGCTGGGCTTGTTGTTGCGGCGGTGCCAGACGATCGGCACCTTGCCGGCCGGTGCGTCGCTCGTGGCCTGCTCGATGGCTGGGTAGAGTTGCAGGGATTCGACGCGTTTGGCCTCGACGTGTATCGCGGCCTCGATCACCACGTCTGGCGAGTCCGGCCCGCCGTGGAACTGGACGCCACGCCTAGCGGCGACGCCGAGGGCCTCGCCCAATTCGGCCGCAGCCTCGCGCTCGCCTCTTTTGCCTTTCTCGCGTGATGCGCGGCCCATAAAAAGCTCCTTGGAAGCCTATTCCGCATAACACAGTCAGCCCCGCGCCGTTCGGCCGCGAAACGCGGGTTTCCGCCGAATTAGGCGGCCAGGATTCCTGATAATCATGGTTCTACCTTCGCTTCGTTGGCTTCCACTGAACCACGTTCCCCGCCTCGGCCCATAGGCGGTCAACGTCTCCAATCACCCAGTTCTCTACCGACTCATCGCCACCGCCAGCACCATGGGCCATGCCCCAATACGTTACGCGAGGGCTTATCCCGAAAGCCGCAGAGGCGTCGGCCGGTAGTTTTGTGCAGTCATCTTCGCTGTGCCAGATGCAGCCCCACTCGTAGCGCATGCACTGGTGACCGCGAAACTGGTCGAAAGTGAAGTATGGTTTCACCTCAACCAGCAGATCGTGATATCCGTTGCACTCGGAGTGTCCGCACGGAAACTTGACGTAGAAGTCAGGAGTCCAACCCACGAGGTCGATAGGCTCATACTGCCATTCCCATCCGGCCAGATCGAAAAACGCGGCCCACCTCGCCTCAAGCCGCGACCGAAACATGGTCCCTTTGTAAAGCGTAGGGCGTGCCTTGATCGCGTAGTCGAAGTGATGCCCGGTAGAACCAGCCGATGCAACGGACGGCCCTGCTACGTCATGCGTCATGGTTGAGTCCTCCGGTGGCCGCCGTTGATCTTCCGTGTTCTCACTCGTCCCGATACTTCGCCTTCAGTGCTTTTAGCACCTTGACGGCGGTGGTGTGTCCCGCCGCCGTCATCTCCAATCCGCCCAGCAGAAAACCACTCTGCTCGGCATACTTGCCCATCATTGTGACCGCGTGATGCGCCGCCTCGCTCTGCCGCGTCAGCAACGCCCGCAGGGCTACGATCTCGTCGCGTGCATCATGCAGCGTCTCGTCTGCGTCGGCCGCGTCTTCGTCCTCTAGCCATCGGTTGATGCGCGTTACAACGTCCACTTCACTTCTCCCGTGAGAACTACGCGATGCAGCGGACGGAGCCGCTGATCGCTGGCGTTCACTTGCTCACTCTCTCGATCTCGCGGTTGATGTACCACGCCGCCTTGCGCAAGTCCTCGACCTGGTCGCCCTTGAGGCCGGCCCGCCACAGGTACTTGATTGCGTTGCCGAGGTTGAAGTTGAAATGCTCGGTGATTGCGATGCACTCGATGCCGCTCGGGTGCGCGGTGTAGTGGCTGGGGTGCTCGACGTTATCCGGAACTCCGGACTGCCGCAGTTTGGACATGGCCCGTTCGACTCCTTCTCGCGGTTGCAACGGTTGCACTGGATCACTTGACCACCCGGAGCGTGCGGAATTGCTGGGGCTCCCACTCGACGTAGCCGATCTTGCGGAGCCGCTCGAGCTTCTGGTGCACGTCAGTCGGGAGAGTGCCGACGTGCGTGCCGATCTCGCGAAGCGTCGGCGGGTACCCCCGCAGTCTGGTCAATTCGCGTATGGCGTCAACGACGACTTGCTGGCACTTCGTTGGTCGCTCGCTCATGCCGTGGCCTCCTGTGCCAATGCGTCGAGCCTGCGGTGCTCCTGCTCTCGCCTTTTGGCCTCGCGCTCCATGGTCGCCCTCGCCGCAGCCGCGAACGCCGGATCGACCTGGGGCGGCGTCCTGTCGTCAGGCGGCGGTCGCTGGCCGCGCGGACGGCGACGGTCGCGGTAGTATCCGCCGAGCACCTCGGCGACGAAGTTGGGTTTGCAGAGCTGCCCCAGGCTCACCGGGGAGGTGAACTGCCGGCACTCGGCCAGGAGCGGGATCGCCTTGGCGGCTTCCTCCGCCCATCCAGGCTCCGCCAGGCGGTCGGCAGCCTCGGCCGGCGGCTTGGCGGAAAGCCAGGCCCTCCGCGTGCGGCCGTCCGCCGCCTGGTTCCAGGCCTCCAGCAACCCCTGCCACCCTGCCGGAACCGCGTTTCTGTCGCCTGTTGTTGTTGTTGTAATATATGTGGTTGTGGAAGCATCCGCCGAGCATATGCCTTCGCATATGCCATCGCTTGAGCGTTCGCATATGCCATCGCATATGCCGTCGCATCCGGCCGGCTGTGGGTTTGGGTAAGACGGGCAGGGCAGTGGGGCTTCGTCTTGTCGCTTTGCCGCCCACAACTTGCTGGCGGACTGCCGGGCCTTTTCGGTCCGGTCGGACGCCTTCGACCGCTCGTGCTCGAGGCGGTTGTTTCGTCGCCGGCCGTCGCTGCAGACCGGGAACTTGTCCGAAATCGCCTTCCAGCAGGACCGGATGCCTGGCGAAATCAGCTCCAGCCGCTTCACGTCGTCCGGCAGGGCTCCCTGCTCCCATTGGACGATCAGCAGGGTGATGTAGTGGCCCCTTTCCTCGGCGGTCCAGCCGGTTGTGGCGGCCAGGAAGTCGCGTCCGAATAGGGGGAACCAGGGTGCCATCTGTCTACCTCCGTAGCCGCGCTGCCAGCTCGTCCATTGGCCGCAGTTCTTCTCGCGGTATGTAGTGGTTCAAGACTCCGTAGCCGAAGTCGCGCACCGGCGCGGCCGCCAGCCGCTTGCCGTATTCCCAGCCGACGAGCGACGCCGAGCGGGTGCCATCGAAATACTCGGCGAGCACGAACAGGTCTGCGAACGGCTTGCCATGCTCGTGAATCAGATTGAAGGCCTTGCGTGCCGTCTTGACGTCCACGGTGAATAGCAGCGGCACGACGAAGTCCACGCCGCCGTCGCCGTCAGGACGCTCGCCTATGTCCGGCATGAGGCCGCAGAAGTGACCGAAGGCGAACTCACCGGCCATGCCCACGTCCTCGTATCCTTCCGACAGTGGCCGCGACGAGTTGTGCCCGTCGTGGATCGCTGCCCGCCTGGTGGCGAGCGAGTGGATTGCATCCTTGTAGTCCATGAATCCTCCATTCCGCCCGGCCCGGCTTGCACGGGCCCGCCGCTCGAGGGCGGTTGTCGTTGTCTGGTCCGGATAAACCATCAACGACTGCAGCGGATGTTTCGCCTCTCACTGCCTAGCGGCCGATGCAGCAGGATGACCGCTGCCGCTACGCCCACGGCGGGGCGTTGCCTCAAAACGGTATGTCGTCGTCGCCTCCAGCGGCCTTGACGACCGCGTCGGCCTTCTGTGCAGGCGTCCGCGGCGGAGCCTTGCGGATCGCGGCCGGCAGCGGCTTTGGGCCCGGCTTCCATTTCTCCACCTTGACGTACTGGTTGCCTGCCCGGCTGATGCCGTGTAGCACTTCCACCGTCACCGCACGGCCCTTGAGCTGCTGCTCGTCCCAATCGACCGACGGGTCCGGCGGATCGAGGCTGGCCGCGCGGCAGAGGGCCTCGATCTTGCCGCGGTAGTGGGCGGGAATGTTCGACCAAAACGGCTTGTAGCCGTGCACGTCCACGAGCACCAGGAGCACGTCGCCGTTTTTGTTTTCCGGCGACCTCACCTCGTCCTTGGTGTCCCACTTCACCCACTTCACGGTGCCGACGTGCGTGCCTTCCGGCACCATCGGCAGCACGGCCTCGGCGTCGGCTGCGGTCGCCTGCGAATCCTTCCATAGCGAATCAAATCTCACGACTGAATCTCCGGAGTGTGCTTCTCGTTGCCGATGCGGACGATCCGATCGGCTTGTCCCGTCCAGATTTCGACGATGGCATCCAGTGCCAGGTCGAGGTTGATTTCACCGGCGTTAAACGCCGCCATCATTTCCAAGGCCCTGCGTCGAGCCTCGGCCAGCTTCTCGGGCGTGTTGACCACGCGATTACTCCGTAGGGGTGCAAATCTCGTGCAGGCGAGCGTCCACCCGCTCGTGCAGCTCATCCCATTCGTCCTGCGACAATTCGCCGGCGTGCAGCCGTTGATCCATCCGCTTGGCGAGATCAGTGACCTCGGCGGTTGTCGCGGCGTCGTTGATTGCGGCCAGGCCCTTCTTGAACAGGGCCGACCGTTGTTTCGTGGACGAGGCAGGTGCAGGCTCGACAATCTGCACCGCCTCGCCACCGGCCAGCCACGCGGCTAGCCGTTGTCCGGTTTCGGCCGCGATGGCCTTGGGATCGCCAGAAAACAAGCCGGTCCGATCCTTGCTCGCTACCGCGAAATGGCCGTCGTGCACCAGGTCGAGGCAGCAGGTGAACTCGTATTCGACGCCGTCACGCGTCTCGGCCTTCATTCCGAGCTTGACCACCTTCTTCTTCCCGCCTTCGTCCACCTGGGCGGTTTCGGTTTTGGACCGCGACGTGGCGATGACATGAGCGCTCGAGCGGAGCATCCGGTCGATGAACGCCCGATGCCGCGGCGTGACCTCGCTGTAGGCACTCCAGGTGTTGCCGCGGAACTTGGCCCGTGCCAGTTCGTCTACCAGCTCCAGGCAGCCGCCCTTGCCGTTCCACTCGTGGCTGATGCTATCGACGATTATCGCATCGGCCCCAGCCTGCTCGGCGGCGTCGATGGCCTCGATGTACCGCTCGGGCGTGAAAGGCGGAGCCAGGTCGATGACCTGGAACGGCACGAGAGAATCGTACAGATCGCTCGACCCCTGCTCGGTGTCGATGACGATGATGTTCTGGCAGCCGAGGCCCTTGGCGACCAGAAGGCCGCCATAGGTCTTGCCGCTGCCAGACGGGCCCGTCAGTAGGAGCCGCAGTTTGGTCGCGGACCGTCGTGCCTTGCGAATCGAAATACTCATGCTTCGTGCTTCCTCTCTCTACGAAGTTCCAGGGCCGCCTCCGCTAGCGACGTTCGCAGCGACAGCACGGCGGCCGGCTCCAACTCATACACACCAACTCCCACACGCCGCATCCCGGCGGCGAGTCGCTTTGCAGCGTGATACAACTCCAAGAGTCTCGCCGTCCTGGCGGCGATCCGCTGCCCCGCGATCCTTTGCTCACTCGTCAACGCGAGCATCCTTGCCTCCATTGAAGTCGAGCCGCTCCAGCAGCTCGTTGCGATACACCTGCTTTTCGCGGTCGGCCGTAATGCCGATTCGCACCTTGTCGCCCCGTATCTCAATCACGGTGATTTCGATTTCCAGGGCTGGAAACACAAGCGATTCGCCTTCCCGGCGTGAGAGCACGAGCATTACGAGGCCCCCCGCTGCATGGACGCCAGGCGAGCCAGGCTGCCACGCATGGCCGGCCCGACGACCGCCGCTTCGAGCTCGTCCCGTGCCGCCGACAGGTGCCCGATCGCCTCAACGAGAGCGTCGTGCAGTCCGGCCGGGTCGCGAGCCGCGATCCGTTGGTCGATTGTCAGGTCTATCCCGGCCCACTCGCCGGCGTCGGTGATTGGTGCCGATCGCCTGGCGAGCTGTGCACGGTTCGACAGCACGGTGGCGACCTGGATCACTCGATCGACAACGGCCGGCCGTCGTCCTTGAAGGGGCAGGCCGCCGATTGCAGCCGCCAGCGAGTCAGGCCCGCGCGTAACGCCAGGCGTCGCGGCGACCACGACTCCCGAATCGACTCGCACGCCGCTTCGATTTCCGCCCGTGACGGCTCGCCGAGCAGTCGCCCGGCTTCCTCGTCGTCCGCCTCGATCCGCGTTCCTTCGCGTTGCATCCCGGCCTCCTTTGGATAGGAGGGGCGCCGTCGGCTTCCTGCTCTGCGCTGCCATCGGCGGTCCCTCGCCTGTGGTGCCATCGGCCGCGGTGGCTGATGGTGAGGGAGATACTAGGCACAGCGTAGAAACTCGTCAACAGCAGTTTCTACGTTCTATCGAGAAACAGAAAAGCACTAGCTTTTCCATATATCGCCGACCGTCAGGCCAACGGCCTTGGCGATTTTTTTGGCATGATCCATCGTCGGCTGACCGTCACCGACCAGGATGCGGAGCACGGACACATAGGTTATGCCGACCTCGTCCGCGATGTCCTGGCGGGTCATTCCCTTGGCGGCGGCGGCTGATTCGATGATTCGGCCTTCCTTGCAAAGCGGCCTGGTTCGCGGCCGGCCGCCTGGGTGTCGCTCGCTTACGGTCGCCATATTTAGGCCTCCGGTGCCAATTATTTGCACCGGCTCCCGCCCGGCACTACCGTGCAGTGCAGGAGCCGAATACACCCGGAAGGGCTCGAACCTTCAACCTTCGGTTCCGTAGACCGATGCACTTCAAGGGGGGCAGGCCACCCGTAGGGATTGTGTTGATTTTGCTTTCTAATTTTTGAGTGGGAGGGGAACGCACCACGCGGAAGGACTAGTCACCGCGAGGGAGTGAAACTACCTATATGGGCCAGCCATGATCCGCCACGTTGCCCCGCAGACCCTCGCCGACTACGTCGGCCACTACGCGCTCACGCATCCGCTCGACCGTGAGTCGCTGCGGCAGTATGAGATCGTCGTCCGCCTGCTCGATCGCTGGGCCGGGCACGCCGTCCGCCTGGACGAACTCGACACGCAGCTCGTGTCCTCGTGGCTCGCCGAATACGGGCAGACCGTCAAGCCGAGCACGGCCCGTTCCAAGCGGCAGATGGTGTTATCGCTCTGGCGGTCAGCCGTGGATGACGGCCTCGTCGATCCGGTGTCGCTGATGCGGCGAGTCCGCCGCGTTCGCGTGCCGCATCAGGCGCCTGTCGCCTGGACCCGCGACGAGATCGAGCGGTTGCTGGTTGCCTGCCGGTCGCTTCCGCGGTGGCACCGCTGCGGCCTGCGGCGGGCGGAGTGGTGGTCGCTTGCGATCCGGGTCGCCTATGACAGCGGCCTCCGCTGGGAGGATCAGGTCCGGCGATTCCGCGTCGATCAAGTGACCGAGGACGGCCTTGTCGGTTGGGATCAGAACAAGACCGGACGGTATGTCGTGTTTCGC